TAAACTAAAAACAGCCGTGACTGGTAAAGTGAAAAAAGGGTCAAAAGCTGCAAACCGACGTAAGTCGTACTGTGCAAGAAGCGCGGGTCAAATGAGACAATTTCCTAAAGCTGCTAAAGATCCTAATTCTAGACTACGTCAGGCTAGAAAAAGATGGAAATGTTAATAGAAGCACTAGCAAAAAGATACGAAGCACAAATAGCAGAATCAGAAGCAACAATAGAAATATATCTAGATCATTCAGTTGGTATTGGAGAGCATCCACAACATCTTGATGAGATGGATAAATTATTTGAAAAAATAGTAAATGCCAAAGAAAAATTAGAAATACTAGAAGAATGGAGAGAAGAGTAATGGATGATTTAATTATTATCGACAAATTAAAAAGAAGAATAAATGCAACGCTTAAATCTATCCAAGACAGTATGATGGGTGGATCTATTGACAATATGGAGAAATACAAGTATTTATTCGGACAGGCACAAGCCTACCAAATAGTTTTACAGGAAATCTCTAACCTGCTAAATAACAAGGAGCAAAATGATGAAAAAGGAAACGTTATCGACATCGGAAACACCAAAGGCGGAAGTTCCGAAACACATTAACGCGTTAGAAGAAAAATACAAAGAAATTAAAAAAAACGCACCAGAAGAAAAAGAACCTCTTAACCCAGACAACATTGGGGACGAATTAATTAAAGAATTACCTGAACCTTCAGGATGGAGAATATTAGTTTTACCATTTACACCACCTAGCAAAAGTAAAGGTGGTTTAATCTATTCTCAAGAAACTTTAGACAAAGCTAGAATTGCAACAACATGTGGTTACGTTTTAAAGATGGGACCATTATGTTATACAGAAGAAAAATTTAATACATCAGGACCTTGGTGTAAAAAAGGAGATTGGGTTATCTTTGCTCGTTATGCGGGCTCAAGATTACCAATTGAAGGTGGAGAAGTGCGAATACTAAACGATGACGAAGTGATAGGGACAATTAAAAATCCTGAATCAGTTCTTCATTTTATATAAACAAACATAGGAAGGAACTATGCCAGAAGAAAACAAAAAAATGTCAGAAGAGTTAGTTGATGTTGGTGAAGCAGAATCAGCAGAAATTAATTTAGATGATAAAGGTGAACCAGTAAAAGAGGAAGCACCTAAAGAAGAAAAAGTAGAAGTAGAACAGGTTAAAGAAGAAGAAGTAAAACCTGTCGAAACTAAAAAAGAAGAAAAAAAAGAAGACGAGTTAAAAGAATATAGTGAAGGCGTTCAAAAACGTATTGCTAAACTTACTCGTAAAATGAGAGAAGCTGAAAGACAAAAAGAAGAAGCATTAACATATGCTCAATCAGTTAAAAGAGATAAAGAAGTTTTAGAAAATAAATTTTCTAAACTTGATAAATCTTATGTTTCAGAGTTTGAAAGCAGAGTTACAACAAATATGGCTGCTGCAAGACAAGCTTTAAAAACAGCTATTGAAGCATCCGATGTTGATGGTCAAGTTGCTGCACAAGAAAATATCGCAAGATTAAATGCTGATGCAGTAAGACTAGCTTCACTTAAGGCAGTTGAAGCAGAAGCCCCTAAAAAGGTTAATGTAACACCTCAACAAGTAAGACAACCAGATCCTTATGGAAATGTACCAACTGATGCAAAAGCAGAAGCATGGGCATCTAAAAATGCGTGGTTTGGTAATGACACTGCTATGACTTATACGGCTTTTGATATACATAAAAAGCTTGTAGAAGAAGAGGGTTATGATCCTAAATCAGATGAATACTATGTAGAAGTTGATAAAAGAATAAGAATTGACTTCCCGCATAAATTTGATAAAGTAGAGGATACAACTACAGAAAAGGCAAAACCTGCCCAAAATGTAGCCTCGGCTAATCGTTCTTCTAGAACTAGTCGGAGAAAAACTGTCAAACTCACACCTTCACAGGTAGCAATTGCTAAAAAATTAGGTGTGCCACTAGAAGATTATGCAAAACAATTAAATATCACGGAAGGAGTATAAGCATATGGAAAATGATAAACAAAAAACTTCACGTGCGAGTCAGACGAGAGTTAAAGAACAAAAGAAAACTACGTGGACTCCACCCTCAACACTTGATGCACCACCCGCGCCAGCAGGTTACAGGCACAGATGGATAAGGGCTGAACTACTTGGTCAAGAAGACACTAAAAATGTCGGAGTTAGACTAAGAGAAGGATTTGAATTTGTGAGAGCAGATGAATATCCAGATCAGAACTTTCCTCACGCTGAAACAGGCAAATACGCAGGAGTCATTGGAGTTGGAGGCCTAGTGTTGGCTAGGATACCTGAAGAACTCGCGCGTCAACGTGAAGCTTACTTCGCGAAGCAAACTCAAGATAGAGATGACGCTGTTAAAAACGATGTATTGAAGGAACAACACCCAAGTATGCCGATCAATAGTGAAAGGCAAACTCGTGTAACTTTTGGTGGTACAAAGAAATAACTATTTTATAGTAATTCCTATCCATCGAGTACATTAACTTAACAAAAAGGAAACAAACAATGGCAAACGCAAGCAGCACAGGTTTTGGTTTCAGAAGTACCATGACAGTAGGTAATACTCCTGCTACTCAAGGTCAGTCGGAATACAAAATCAAAAGTGGTACAGCAAAAGGCAT